AAATTGATGTAGATGATATTATAGAACAATTTGGTAGTCTTCAAAACTTTGAAAAAGGACTTTATTTTAATTGGAATGAATATTCTAGTGCTAGTGATGAAGACAAAGAGCTGGCAGATAAAGTACAAGAATTTGTAAGTGAACACGATTATGAACGACACGAAGACACCTGGACAATTAATAAAGGTGGCTTTGATGTTGATAGTGAAATCGTAAGTGAATTTACAATGGAAGATAAATGATGAATAACGTGAGGAATATATTATGTCAGACTTTTTATGGGTTGAAAAATACCGTCCAAGAAAAATATCAGAATGTATCTTAACTGAAGATTTAAAAATTACTTTTTCAAAGTTTTTAAATCAAAAAGAGATACCAAATCTTCTCCTTTCTGGCACAGCTGGTACGGGCAAAACAACAGTTGCTCGTGCCTTGTGTGAGGAGTTAGGTGCTGATTATATTATTATCAATGGTTCAGACGAAGGCCGACACATTGATACATTAAGAACTACAATCAAAAACTTTGCGTCTACCGTATCGCTAGACGAATCTACAAATCATAAAGTTGTTATTATAGATGAGGCAGATTATATGAATGCTGATAGTGTTCAACCTGCATTAAGAAACTTTATTGAAACATTTTATAAAAACTGTAGATTTATATTTACTTGTAATTTTAAAAACAAAATAATACCTGCCTTACATAGTCGTTGTACTGTAATTGATTTTCGTATTACAAATGGTCAAAAAGTAAAAACTGCTACTGCATTTTTAGAAAGACTAGGTGAAATACTTAAAACAGAAAACATAGAGTTTGATAAAAAGGTATTGGCTGAACTCATACAAAGACATTATCCAGACTTTAGAAGAACAATCAATGAATTACAAAGATATTCTGTAAGGGGTAAGATTGATAGTGGTATACTTGTTTCTTTATCAGAAATCAACAATAAAGAGTTGATTAAGATGTTAAAAGAAAAAAGATTTGGTGATATGAGAAAATGGGTTATTCAAAACCTTGATAAAGATCCATCATCTTTGTTTAGTAGTATCTATGATATTCTATACAAACATCTACAACCTCAATCTATACCTGCGGCCGTACTAACAATCGCCGATTATCAATATAAATCAGCCTTTGTGGCAGACCATGAGATAAATATGGTTGCGTGCCTGACACAAATCATGGCAGAATGTAAATTTAAATAGAGGATGAAATGGCAAGAAGAACGTTTTTTAGAACTTTGATAGTGAAGTTAAGAATGTGGTATGCTGATATAAGAGGTCATCACGGTAAGAGATGGGATTATGAACCAGGCGATTACTATATGGGTTCTCATAAAGGTCATATAAAACACGAAAAAAGACACTAACAATGAGCCGCTTTAGCTCAGTTGGTAGAGCAACTGATTTGTAATCAGTAGGTCCGCGGTTCAAATCCGTGAAGCGGCACCAGAAAGTATATTATGATTGAATATAAATTGAGTGATTATTTAAATGCAATTAACTGGACAAAAGTTAATTTACTTGACGGAGATGATCTGACATGGGAAAAAAAATATCCACCATACGTGATTAATCGTTGCCTGTCGCAACATATTGACAGTATTATGATGGCCAATGAGATGAATTTTCATCACAGCCTCACTAAACGCCTTCAGTTTCATTTTCTACTAAATAGTATTAGAAAAAGAAAACGATTTGGTGGTAAGTGGGCAACTACTTCAAAATCGAAAAATTTAGAGTATGTAAAAGAATATTATGGATATAGCAACGCAAAAGCAAAAACAGCCTTAGACATACTAGATAAAAAACAATTAGACTTTATCAAAGAGAAGTTAGATAAAGGTGGGAGAAAAAAATGAGCGAAGAAAGTTTTAATTGGTCACCTGAGCAGATGTTAGAGGTTACTCTAAAACAACCAGATGATTTTTTGAAGATTAGGGAAACCTTGTCCCGAATAGGTGTTGCAAGTCGTAAAGACAAAACATTATTTCAGTCTTGTCACATACTACACAAACAAGGAAAATATTACATAGTACATTTTAAAGAGTTGTTTGCCTTAGATGGTAAGAAAGCAACTTTGGTTGAAAATGATGTACAAAGAAGAAACACAATATCAGTTTTATTACAAGATTGGAATTTATTGACAATTGTAAATCCAAAAGCTGCTGAGAATAAAGCACCTTTATCACAAATCAAAATTATTGCTTTCAAAGAAAAGAGCGAATGGGATTTGCAAGCAAAATATAATATTGGTAAAAAACAAACTACTGAAGAATCAAAAACTGAATAGGAGTATATTATGATTAGATTATACAGACTCTCATCTGGAGAGGACGTAATAGGTACGCCACAAGAAAGCGATAGAGCAGATCATGTGGCAATAAAGAAACCTTTTGTATTGATACCAATGCAAGGACAACCAGGCAAACCTATGCAAATAGGATTTCATCCATACATACCATACACAAAGGATGAAGTTATACATATCAAAGAGTCAAATATAATTACTGACACTACACCAGACGATAATATGATTGGTGCATATCAACAAAACACAGGTCAGATAGTTACACCTAAAAGTAAAATTATCACATAGTTGACTTTTTTAAGTCTTTATGTTATAATATTATATGAATTTAGCAAGTAGTTTTTACACAAATGTTGTAGAGCATAAAGGTAAACTTCTTATTAGAGGTGTTAATAATGGCCAATCATATTTGAGTAGAATCAACTATAGTCCTAAACTTTATTTACCTACAAACGAAGAATCAAAATACAAAACACTAGACGGCACAAATCTTAAATCAAAAAGATTTGATTCGATTGTAAAAGCTAAAAATTTCTATAACGAATATAGCGGCATACCTGAATATAAAATCTATGGTATGAATCGATATAATTATCAATATATCGCTGACGAATATAAAGGCGAGATGAGATGGAATAAAGATTACATAAAGATATTCACACTTGATATTGAAACCGAGTGTGAGAACGGCTTTCCCGATCCTGATACTGCAAAAGAAACGGTTATCTGTATCACAGTAAAAAATCATACTAACAAACAGATATTAACATGGGGTACAGGTGATTTTATTTCTAAAAAATCTAATGTAACTTATATAAAATGTCAAAATGAAAAACATCTATTATTAGAGTTTCTTAAATTTTGGTGCAAAAATCATCCTGATATTGTAACAGGTTGGAATGTAAAATTTTTTGATATACCGTATCTTATGAATCGAATGAGATTTTTGTTTGATAATGATACAATTAATAAAATGTCACCATGGAATTATGTCAACGCTGACCGTGTGCAAATGGGAAATAAAAATTCACAGTTTTGGAATATACTTGGTATTTCAGTATTAGATTATTTCGATTTGTACAGAAAATTTACTTATGTAAGACAAGAAAGCTATAAACTAAATTACATTGCTAAGGTAGAACTGGGCGAACAAAAGTTAGATAATCCATATGAAACGTTTAAAGATTTTTATACAAAAGATTATCAAAGATTTGTAGAATATAATATACAAGATGTTGAGCTTGTTGATAGACTTGAAGATAAGATGAAGTTAATTGAACTTTGCTTAACTATGGCCTATGACTATAAAGTAAATTATACAGATGTATATTCACAAGTAAGATGTTGGGATACACTAATCTATAATCATCTATTAGAAAAAAATGTTATTATACCACCAAGAGAAGATCAGATAAAAGATTCACAATACGAAGGTGCATATGTAAAAGATCCACAACTAGGATTACATAATTGGATTGTTTCATTTGACCTTAACTCACTTTATCCACATTTAATTATGCAATACAATATAAGTCCTGAAACATTTGTAGGAGTTGAACCAAAAGCAGTTGGTGTAGAAAACTTTTTAGAAGAAAAATTAAATCTTAAATGGGCAAAAGATCGTAATGTAACTATCGCACCAAATGGTGCAATGTTTAAAAGAGATAAACAAGGGTTCTTACCTGAACTGATGGAGAAAATGTATACCGAACGTGTAGTATATAAGAAGAAGGCAATTGAAGCCAAGAAAGAATTTCAAAAGACAAAAGATCCTATCTATCAAAACGAAATTAGTAGATGTCATAATATACAAATGGCAAAAAAGATTGCTCTTAACTCTGCTTACGGTGCAATTGGTAATCAATACTTTAGATACTTTGATGTAAAACAGGCAGAGGCAATTACTCTAGGTGGTCAGTTATCTATTCGTTGGGTAGAACGTGATGTAAATAGATTTATGAATAAAATATTACAAACTAATAACATAAATTATGTTGTTGCGTCTGATACAGATTCAATTTATTTAAGATTAGATAAACTAGTAGAAAAAGTATGTAAAAATAAATCGGTAAATCAAATTGTAGATTTTATTGATAAAGCAGCTGAAGAAAAAATACAAAAAGTAATTGATGATAGTTTTCAAAATCTTGCTAATTATATAAATGCTTATCAACAAAAAATGATTATGAAACGAGAAGCAATTGCTAATAAAGGTATATGGGTTGCTAAAAAAAGATATATGATGAATGTATTTGATGAAGAAGGTATCAGATTTGATATACCTAAACTAAAAATTATGGGTGTTGAAGCAGTTAAATCATCTACACCTGAAGTATGTAGAGGTAAGATTAAAGATGCTATTCGTGTAATTATGAATGATAGTGAAGATAATCTTATTAAATTTGTACGTGATTTTAAAGAAGTATTTAAAACATTATCACCTGAAGAAGTTGCGTTCCCTAGGTCTTGTAATAATTTAGATAAGTACATAAACTCATCACAAATTTATAATAAAGGAACACCTATTCATGTAAAAGGTTCTTTAATATATAATTACAACATACATAAACACAAACTTGAAAGAAAGTATCCTTTAATTAAAAATGGTGACAAAATTAAATTCTTAATGTTGAAACAACCAAATACAGTTAAAGATACAGTTATTTCTTTTGCTACAAAAATACCACAAGAATTTGAATTACACAAATATGTTGATTACGATATGCAATTTGAAAAAACATTTACTGATCCGTTAAAGTTTATACTAGATTCTATTGGTTGGAAACTTGAACGTGAGGCTACACTTGAAAGTTTTTTTGGATGATAGAATTGTTTTTAATTATGGTGATGATACATTGGGGTTATGCAACAGGAGGCATACTTGCAATTAAAACTGATTGGAGTATTCCTAGATTTTTAATTATTATATTATTGATATGGACATTGATAAAAAGTATAGTGTAATTTACGCAGACCCACCATGGTCTTTTAAAACGTATTCTAATAAAGGTAAAGATAGAAGTCCTGAAAAACATTATAATGTTATGAACTTTAAAGATATATGTAATTTACCTGTTAATAAAATTGCAAACGACAATTCAGTTTTATTAATGTGGGTAATTGATCCATTATTAGACAAGGCCTTTGAAGTTATTAATGCGTGGGGATTTAAATATAAAACTGTAGGATTTACTTGGGCAAAAACAAATAGAAAGTCTGAAGGATATTTTACAGGTTTAGGTTATTGGACTAGAGGTAATCCCGAAATGTGTTTATTAGCAACTAAAGGTAAACCTAAACGAATCAGTAAGAGTGTGCCTCAATTAGTTGTAGAACAACGTAGGGAACACAGTAGAAAGCCAGACATAATGTATAATCATATAGAGAACTTATTAGAAGGTCCTTATATTGAATTGTTTGCTAGAACGCAAAGAAATGGTTGGGATAGTTGGGGAAATCAAACAGATAAGTTTTAGTATGGAATTGACTTTAACCATATTTTATGTTATAATAATATACAGTTTTATAATATGGTTATTAGTAAAATGGAACAATGAGTGATTATTTAAATAAGTATAACGGCAAATTACCTGTAATGGATCAACAGATGTTTGAAACTGTTACAAATGATATTGGCAAAGAACAGTTTAGATTAGATTTATCTGAGTATATAGCTAAACACAGGCCAGAGTTTCCTTTGAAACAAATATCTTATGATATAATGCGTCAAGCGTTTAAATCTTTACAAAAACAAGATGTGTGGGAATATGTAAAGCCTTTAGAACAGTTAGAAAAAAATGTAAAGGAAAAGTATGATGACTATAAGTATAATTTTAAAGATCATGGCCTAGGTATTATAGATGCACCATCTATTTACAATGATGTTAGTAATTACTTTCATCAACATTTAAGATTAAATTGTAGTAGTTTTGGTTTCAAAGCACCCATAGATGTATGGCAAAATGGTACAGCAAAAGATATATGGCGATGTCTTGGCCCCATCTGGCGTGGAATTAATGGTATGAAACCAGTAGAAGTGGATGGCAAAACAGAATTAAGAGGTGGGGTTTTAAATGATAAAAGTTATATGTCAGCCTTTAGATTAGGTACATATATTGCAACACAATTTAAACCAAATGTAGCAAAAACAATATATCAGATGACTAACGCCAAAAGAGTGTTAGATACATCATGTGGTTGGGGTGATAGACTTGCAGGTTTTTTTGCCAGTGATGCTGAAGAATATATTGGTTGTGATCCAAATCCTAACACTTACAAACAATATTTAAAACAAATAGAAACATATAATAGTTTTTTGCCTAATCCTAAAAAAGTTACTATCTATAATTGTGGTGCTGAGGATTTACCATGGGATAAAATAGATAATATAGATTGTGCATTTACAAGTCCACCATACTTTTCTACAGAAAGATATAACGAAGGTGGTGATAAAGAAGAAAACCAATCATGGTTTAAGTTTGATGAGTATTCTAAATGGCGTGATGATTTCTATTTACCTGTTGCAAAAAAGAGTTTTGAAAGATCAAAACATATGTTTGTAAATATAATGGACCCTAATATAAAAAACAAAAGATATTATTCAAGTGATGAATTAGTTGATAGTTTAAAAGATAATTTTGTAGGCCAGATAGGTATGAGGATTATGCAACGACCTAAATCGGATAAACTATTTGAAAGTGAAGAAGAAAAGGCCGAGTTTATGAATCGAATATATATTGAGAATGTATGGTGTTTTGCTAAAGAAAAAATAGATTACTTCAGACATAGTAGAAGAGCAACTTTATTTTAAATAAATATGAGTATGGCCATTTCAAAAACATCATACAAAGACCTCAAAGAATATTGGGATTATCAAAGACTACTTGAATACAATAGAGAACTATTAGAAAAAAGATTAAATCGTGTTGAAACTAGTATTGTTAGTCATTACGGAACAATTGATGTAAATGAAATGTTTGATAAAGTATGGTCAAAAATGACAAGTGATGATTATGAAAAACCTATAAAAGGTTGGATACCTAAAGATGAAAAATATAGATTTGATTGGGAAGGTAAACCTGATCCAAAAACGCTTGACAAAGTAAAGATGATTTGATATAATAAACACATAATAAGGAGATAATGTATGAGTGACTTTTTAAAAGAAATAATTAAAGAAACAGGTAATGAATATGCTACACTAGTAAGTGATGGTGTAGAAGCAGGTGATGTAGATAGTTTTATAGACACAGGTTCACACGCTCTCAATGCTTTATTATCAGGTTCTATCTTTGGTGGTATGCCATCAAACAAAATAACAGCAATTGCAGGTGAAGCTGCAACAGGTAAAACTT